TAAAGCAAAGTGAAGTCATTGTCAAGTGTCAGAAGATACCAAAGAAGAACTTGCCGTTGATGGCATAGGCAACGAAGCCCATGACGATACCCATCATCGCCCAGCGTCCATTATACATCTCCTTCTGCTGCCAGGGAGAGAGGAGACCCTTCTTATTGTAGTCTTCAACCACCATCTGGGGTTCCACTGCCCACATATTCTGTTGTCCTTGCTCGTTGGTTGTGACGGTCATGTGTTTGTAACGAAGTATTACAGAAGTATATAGCAATTGTAAAGATGTGTCAAGCCCCTCTGTCAGCATAAATAAATATGGATCTCAAATCAGAGTGATATGAAAAAATTATTACCACTCGCTATGCTACTGATGGCGGCACCAGCAAATGCCGATCTTATTACAAAACATTCAACAAGTGTTCAACTAACGGTTGATGCTGCTGCCTCTCAAGCAACTCGTATGGGTTCTTCCTATTCTGTGAGTGGTAATAACATTACTGCCACAACTCTTGGCACTCTTGCTGCTCCTACCGCATCTGCTGGTATAGGACAAAATGCAGCAGCTATGAATGCTGGCAGTTATACCCAGACAACAGCAGGTGATGCGTTTTCTTTCAGTGAAACATTCAATCACGGAGACGCAATCCCATCTATGAATACTGTTTCATCCACAACTGGTCAAGCCACATACCTACCAACATTTGGAAATACTACAACATCTGCTGGTGGCGTGGCTGGGTCTCTCGCTGGTACTATCAATTCTGCTGGGGTTGTGTCATTGACTGCTGGTGGTGCTGGTACTTCGGCAACTGGACAGTTCGTTTCTGAAATCACCATTAGATAACTTGTATAGATAACCATGAAGAGATTACTTTTCGTGGCATTCTTACTGGGATCTCCTGCTATGGCGGTCCCAGTAGTCCCTAACTTCACACAGGGATCAATGACTAGCCACACTGAGACGACACAAAAAATCACAGAGACCATCAACTCGATGGACTATAACACTGGATATCAGTATTCAGTAACAGGGAGTGGAATTACAGCATCAGGTTCTTTACAACCAGGCACAGGTGCTAACAATGTAACTATAGATGGCGTGACATCATCATGGACAGGAATAACAAGCAGACCAAACTTCACACAAACGACTCCAGGAGCAGCGTTTCAGTTCACAGAAACCTATTCAGGTCCTGGTTTAAGCAATCAAACAATCATTCAAAGAACAACAGAAGTCACAAGCATAACTGATACGACCTCAATTTTTAGTCAATGATTTCAGTGCCTCATAGAGCATTCCAATTTCATCTATGGTGGCATTATTTTTTATACGATTAGCACGGGCAGAAATAATCCAAACATTATCTTTGGAGTATCCTTTAGTACTATCAATCCTATCAACAGAAGGGGAACAATCCTGGTGACTATGACTTCCTGGTTCTAACTTGATGCCAAGCACAGGGCAATATTCTGGAATAACAATATCTTTTAATTCCAAAGTACATTCTTCACCTCTTCTTCTAGCATTACGACGAGCATAATTTAGCAATCGTGTTTCATTCTTTTTGGTAGGATTTGCTCGGGGATGTGTATAACCAGCTGCTTTTCTACATCCACAACTTACTACTGGTTTCCTACCCCTAAATATAGAAGAAATAATAAGTTTTTCTTTATTACATTCGGAACATTTACACCAGTAAGTTCCTCTCATATTTTTCTTGGTTGCCTCTTCATCTTTACGAAGAACAAGAAGAGCACCAAATGTTTGTCCAGACAAATCTACAACTTTCATTATTGTGATAACATTATGTCTTTACTAAAACTATTTATACACAATAAAAGTTACAAGTATCTTCTCGCAATAGGACTTAACTGTGCTTTCCCAATTCAAGCATACGCTGAAGTCGGGGGTGTTAGTGCTACAGCTGCTCCCGTTGCTAATTCTTCAGGCTCTGTTACTAATCAAGCGATCCAGGTTTTACAAGGTCCCTATATCACAAATACATATGGCGGAGGTATACAATGCCAAGGACCTACACTAAACTTCACACCATATGTCACTGGTAGTGCTTCTGCTACCAAACCTTATGAACCATATTACTATGATCCTGTCTATGACATGAGGGACATGGATGATGATGGAGCACCAGACAATCCTGGGTCTGTTCTCTACACTGTTCCTGTGAGAACGGGACAAAAAGATAACTACAACTTAGGTGTTGGTTTCTCTATGACATGGAGCAAACCACTAGATCAAAAACTACAGGATCAATGTAAAGAAGCAGCTGCTGCTAACATCGCACTGATGCAACAGCAAACTGCTAACAAGAGATTAGATTTTGAGATTGCTAGACTAAAAAATTGTGGCGAATTGATGAAGCAGGGTATCATGTTCCACCCACGCTCACCATACTACAAAGTGTGTGCTGATGTGGTTGTGAATAATCCTCCAGGGCATGATCATCCACACGTCCATGCTATCCCTTCGGTTTCAAAACAGAACGCAAAGCCCGAATTGCCTGTGTCCTCTCGCGCTGAAGATCTTGGCGGTCCCTTACAGACAGCACCTCAGGTTCCTTCCCCCTAATCTTAGCAATCTTTTTCATAACTTTCTTGACCGTTGGTTTGATAACCTTTAGTAGGATATCTGCCAGCGGTTTTGCCATAAGTGCTGATGTAGTGGCAACAACAGCAATTGTAGCAGTTGTGGTTACTACACCAGGAGCAGGAAGACCAGCAATGATCTGTTGAGGAATAGGCACAGGTTCTGTGATCTGGATACACTCATTACCAATCAACTGATAGTCAGTAACCTTCTTTCTAAATCCTTCGATGTATGTACCAACAGGTTTCTTTGCCTGCTGCGATGCTGTAGGACAATCAATCTTAGCAGTAGCAGGTGCTGCTGCTGGTGGCAACTCTACTTGTCCTGGTGGTTCTGGTTTTTCTTTTCTTCTCGTATCTACACCAGCAGGAGCAGTGGGAACTATCTGGTTAGGTTCAAAATTAATAGGATTATAACTGGGAACGCCAGCGTCGCAATACGTAACCAAACCTCTGTCGTCATCACTTCCGACAGTTTTAGATTTGTTCTTCGCTTCGTGGGCTTCGACACAACCAGGCACGTCAACGATAGGCACACCAATATTTACCACTACGGGTGGTGCTAGTGGAGTTGATGTGTAATATTCGTTAGCAGTTACTACCTGTGGAATGTCAATCTCCCGAACGTTGATGTTGGGAGAAGTGATGTTAGGGATTTCCATTAGCAATCATTAAATACTTTTCCAACTTCAGATCCAATCTCAGATCCTGCTTTTTGTCCTAGGAGCAGTGCCCAACCACCTGCCAACCATCCGATGTAAGGGATGCTAGAAAGGGCAGGAACAGCGACGCCAGCAGCAAGGGCACTACCCGCCATAGCACCTTGACTCCGTGCTCCAGCGTCCGCCACGATGCACTCTATGTCTTTTGCAGACTTTCCCTCAGTCAATTCACCTCCCTGAAGGTTTCTATATCCTTCTTGAGTGTATTGATCTCTACGATATTCACTTCTTTTCTCAGAACCACCACCAAACAATCCTCTCTTATCTCTATCTACATTCAAAGATCTCTCAGATTCTAAAACCTTAGGATCGTTGGCACGAAACTCAATCTCATATCCATCCTTACCAGCTTTGATCTTGTAAGATGAGTATGGACCATAGGGAATATTAATAGTGGGAGGTTCTACTGTATTTGGTTTCTCACCATTCACAAGGTATCCCAGAAGTCCAATGTGAGAAACACCTACCAAAGCACCCAATGCCAATGCAATAGTTTTTACTGGCGATCTTTTCTTTGTTGGCATTTCCATTGGTGTTTCCTCGGTAGGTGTTACATCAGACTTCCAGGGTAGTTTCATGGTAGTGATGGGATAGCAGGTCCAGTTGTACTAGGGACAGCAGGACCAGTAACTTCTGGTAACTCAGGCATAGCCGCATCCAGCATACCAGGGAGTGCCTCAGTCACTGCTTCGGTAACTGCTTTGGTTACCTTTGCTCTAGCATCTTCTACTAGGGTATCTTTATTCAGATACAGATAAGCACCCCCACCAACGACTGATAGGGATACCAGACCTGATAGGAGTGCGATTAGATTAATCAGTTTTTGCATCTTTCTTAGACTCAATAGCGGAAACAACCTCTGGTTCTTTCTTTGCTACTGGTTTGGTAGCACCACCACCTGCTTTAGCAGGAGACAGTCCAAAGGCAGCTAGTGATCCAGAGAAGACTGAAGCGATGAAGGTAGGGTCAAAGTCAAGAATCTTTTGACCGTTTGGAAGTCTAACGTAACTAAAGGTTAGGAGAGAAGCTGACCAGATAAGCACAACAACTTTCACTAGATTACCAAGAACTTCACCTTTATCTTCATGTTGGTCTTCTTTCTCTTCTACCTTTGCTTTGGATTTATTTCCTAGCATTGGTATAGAGTAAGGCAACTCTATTTATGCCGCCTATTAAGAATGGTATACGTTGGGTCTAGGGAATGTCATACCACTAACTCTCTTACCCTTCTGTTCCTGAAGATATCCAGTGGCAGGTCTTGGATTCTCTGCATGTAGGTATCTATTTGGACTTCCTTGCTGAGAACTATTGTCATCATATCCACCAGTGCCAAGATCAAATGCCATATCACCAGTAATAGAATGCTGTTGAAGATAACCAATCAAATCATCTTGAGTGAATCTAGGTTTACCACTTGCTAAACATGCTGCAACACCACACACCTGTGGAGATGCCATACTTGTTCCACTAATTGGATGAAAATAATTGGCAGATCCCTGTGTGTATTTTGTGTCATTTAATCCACCTGTGTTTCCATAAGCAGAAAGGATCAAATCTCCAGGAGCAAAGACATCAATAGCAGAACCATAGTTTGTATAAACAGATCTTCTAAAGTCTCCTTGATTACTCATAGCACCAACGTTGACAGATCCACTATCAGGAGAATTTGGCCACCCGCCTCTCATATAATAAAACGCTCCTACACCACTAACTTGAATAATGTTATTCCAATTAGGACCGTTTACAGTTTCAAATAACAAGTTATCATTTCCAGAAGCACCAATAATAACTACACCATCAGCAATTGCATCAATAACATCAGCACTTACAGCAGCAAGCCATGCAGGCATAACATCAACACCAAACCTAATTCCAAAATCCGTTTCCAATCCTTGTTCTGTCCACCCAGATGGTCCAGGATTTCCAGGAGTATATACAACTCCCTGGTATTGAACTGCAGTTACATCAGCAGCAGTAAGATTTTCATTTGGCATTGGAATAATGCCACCATAACTATGATTAGTAATAGTTGGATTTCTATAACCAGTCTCTGGATTGATTGGTTTGTTGAGATGAAATGCTCTCAAGTAATCAAAGATAAGTAGGGCAGGAAATGACTGCCCAGATGGCCAAACATCTGTAACAGACATGTTATAAATGTTTGCTTCTCGTGCCCACCCATAGTGCTGACCACATGCCGTTCCAGCAACATGGTTTCCATGATACTGAGATGTAGAAGCATTATCTCCGTATGTAATCGTCCCTGTGGGAAGAGTCTGCCCATCATCATCGATAGAACTTACAGCACCATTGAGTTCATTGAACCACTGATACTGAACAAATCTTGTTTGATTAGTTGTGGGACTATACCATTCTTCACTATCATATGATATAGGATCATCACAAATGACTACATCAACATGCTTTCCATTATTGAATACAGTTACTGTATCATTCTTCTGTTCATATGTCCAGTTAGCAGCAGGAGATCCAAAGTTTCCCTTATCTCTTTGTCCTTGATTTCCTGCACAATGAAGATGTCCCCATTGATAATCAAAAGGACTAACTGTTGCTGGTGCTATAGTATCACCTTTCCAAAAATTTCCAGAAACTTGATAAGGTGCTTTGTTTATTACCTGTCTAGCAATTTTAAACTTATCCTCTGCTGCAACGTCCCACACTCTAGGATCTTGACGTAACCTTTCTGCTTGTTCCTCGTTCATCATGTAGTGAGTGTTCCTACTGAGAGGTCGTTTTGCTACAAGAGGAAACCCAGTCAGTTGCATCTCATTGTAAAACTGCTCTAAGTCTTCTTTCTTATAGAGCGTTACTACATAGACTTTATCTTCCATATCAATCCTCTAGTTGAACGTAATGCAATGTTACTGTGATTGCTTGTGTAGATCCACTCTTGTTTACAACTTTCAAATAAACATTTGAAGATGGTGTGGCATCATCATTCCATCCAATAGTTCCAGGAGTAATTTTTTGTGTGACTGCACCACTGGTAATTACTTCAGCGATGACACCAGATCCTGGTGTGGGATCAGTAAACTCTGTTCTAGTAGCATCATTCGCTCTACTTGTAGTGTCTGTGTAGAGTGTTACCCATGCAGCATAATCAGTTTGAATTTTTTGCAACGCATATGTCTTTGCTGCAGTAATAGTAATATAAGTAGATGTGCCATCAGCAATTGAAGAGGTGGTTGCCGATGCAGTAGTTCTTGACTGTAATCCGCTAAGTGTACTCCAAACAACACCAGTAGCATTTCCGCCGCCATCGTCACCAGTTGCAGAGAGAACTTGACCAGCAATACCACTGGAGTAATTGTTATCAAGAATAGAAACTGGAAAACTTCCAGAACCTAATAAAAGTGCTGTGTTAGCACCATTACCTTCAATCTGAACAGTTCCACCAAAATATCCTCCAGTAAGGGCACTAATAGATCCCTGAGCGTTAAGATTATCTGTTAAAATTTCTCCAACAAAATTTTGTGATGGATTACCAGGATCATCACCAACTTGCAATCTTCTTGAAGCACCCCCAGGATCACTGAAAGTAAGAGCAGCACTAGCACCTAAAGATCCGTTGTCATTGTATTGAACTTGAGTATTAGATCCAGCAACAGTTGCTCCACCACTTACCGTGACAGGATTCCAAGTAAGAGTAGCAGAATTGTATGATAAAACTTGCCCATCAGTTGGAGCAGTTGTTGTCAAATCAACATCGACAAGATCATTCAGTTGAGTGGGAACAAAACTTACTGCATTTATCCAAGAAGATGTGGTGGCATTGTAAAGTAGTTGATCTCCTGATTGCAAATTTGTTAGTGTGACATCAGTTAATCCACTTATGGTGGTTGATCCTCCACCACTAATAGTAACACCAGATCCAACTGCTTTCCATGTAGTCCCGTCCCAAATATAGGTGACACCACCATTTACATAAGTATCATTGACACTTGGGGATGATGGAAAATTTAGTGCTGCCATTTCTATACTACTTCCTGTCTTGAGTATTTATTGATTTCCTCTTGGATACAACTGACCACCGCCACCAGAAATAGTAGTAGTCCAAGTTGTACCATCCCATCTCCATGTAATACCAGCAGAGGTAAAAGTCTGACCTATGGAAGGTCCAGCTGGAAAATCAATTGCCATTTGTTACCCTCCTCAGGCTAGTTCTTTTGCACCGAATGTATCACCACAAATACCAGTGACTAATCTAAGATTATCATTTGAGTAACCCGACATATCATTTTTCAACTTATAAGTTACAGTATCACCAGTAGATGCACCATGAACATCAAGGAAAGTAAAATTCAATCCACCGTAATATGTGTTTGCTATGGGGAACACAAACGTTTGAACCGTCGAATAACCATTAGTATTGATCTGTCTTTCTAATGTAACTTGAGCTTCAGTATTTCCATCAGTTACATTCATAATACTTGCATTCAATGTTATCAATGCCTTGCTATATCCAGCGGTAACCGTGAATGTAGTTTGAATATCAGAAGTTCCTGCTTCATTCAAGAAATAGTTGCCAACTGTAGTTGCAGCGTTACCAAAGTTTGGTGTTGTGCTAGTTCCAAAACGTGTATAAGTTTCAACTCCAGATCCAATCTGTGGTGTAGCATCAACCCATTGTGAATCTGGTGTTGCATCAGTGTAGTAAATCTTCAGTCTGCCCTCATCAGACTTCCACCAAAGATCTCCTGCAGTAGCAGAAGTTGGTGCAGTCTCAGATACTGTAACAGATGTTCCACCGCCACCAGCAGGTGAAGCATCCACCCACTGTGCGCTATTACCATCATCGTAATATACTTTTAGTTTACCGTCATCAGATTTCCACCAGAGGTCTCCATCAGTTGGTGACGTTGGAGCAGTAGTTTGTGTAGGTACATTAGCAGTTACACCACCAGATCCACCAGAATCTGCAGCAGGAGCCCAGTTAGTTCCATTCCACTTTAGAACCTGTCCAGCACTTGGAGCAACTGATGTGTCTACATCACTCAATGCTCCAATAGAAAGAGATGAAATACCAGTTAGATATCCTGCTGCAGCATGATTACCCCAAGAAAATGCGGTATTCCAGTTTCCAATATTGGCATTTGTAATACCACCAGCGGGTGAAGCAGCAAATACTGGGTCTGTCTCGGTAAAACTTGTAAGGAAATTTGGCGTCCAGTTGACCCACTCAGTAGTAGATAGATTATACTTGAGGAGTTGTCCATCTTGAACATTAGATATTGCAACATCATCAATTGTGCTTAGATTACCAACAGATGTCAGATATCCAGCAGTGCTATGATCTCCCCAATTGTATGCAGCATTCCAATTTGAAAGTTCTGATACTGTAATACCTGCAGCAATAGATGCAGAGAATACTGGGTCAGTTTCTGTATAACCAGTAATATATCCAGTATCATTTACCAAATCACCGATAGATGTTGGCATTACATAATAATTACTTCCATCATTAGTAAATGTCCAACGGTCTGTTCCTTCGTTCCAGAGCAATCTGACGTTAGATTGCAAACCTCTTTCAACTTCAACACCAGCATTTTCAGATGGTGTTACAGAAACATCATTGTTCAAGACAATAAGGTTGTCAGATACAGTCAGATGAGTAGTATTGATCTGGGTTGTCGTACCAGTTACTGTAAGATTAGTACAAGTAAGATTTCCAAAGGTAGCAGCAAGACTAGTAGTATTTCCTCTGCCAACAACATCATCTAAAGTATCAGACTCTGTTGTTAGGTAACCAGCAATGGCATGATTGCCCCATCCATATGCTGTATTCCAATTTGTAATGTCAGATGCTCCGATACCAGCAGCATCAGAAGCAGCAAATACTGGGTCAGTTTCTGTATATGAAGTTAGGAATCCACCATTATTGATAAGATCATTAGTTCCGATGGCCATATTATAATATGTCGTTCCATCATTCGTAAACTCCCAACGATCTGTTGTCTCATTCCATCTTACCGCTACATCATTAGAAGTTCCCCTATCAATTTTTAATGTTCCATTCAATGTTGGTGCTCCAACAACACCATCATTCATGATGATCTCATTTGCAGAGACATTCAAAGTAGCAACATTATTTGATTGAGTACTTCCAATAACAATGAGGTCTCCATTTACAGTAAGATCTCCAACAGCAACATTAGCAGTTGTCGATGAACCTCTTGCAGTAACAGTTGCTAAAGTGTCCGCTTCTGTTGTAAGATAACCAGCAGTGGCATGATTACCCCAATTATATGCAGCAGTCCAATTTGTTTTGTTCTGTGTGGTAATAGAACCAGCAGGAGAAGCAGTGAATACAGGATCGCTTTCAGTGTAAGAAGTTAGATAAACACTTAGGTCTGGTTTGCCAGAGAGATCAGCATATGCTCCAGAAAATGTAGAGAAACTTGATAGGTCTGGAGGAGTAAATGTAAACTGACCATTTACATTATTATAAGTTAGATCACCACCACCCTGAGCAGGACCAGTTACAACAGAAGATTGTGGGGGAATAACTGGTTTGTTTAGAATTCTAGCAGCACCAGTAGTTGCATTCCAATCGGAATTTACTTGTGCTGCTGGAATAGTGGGAAGTCCCGTTAGATCTGCATATGCACCACTAAAATAAGTTGGAGTTGACCATTGAATACCAGTTCCCGTGCTGGTTAGAACTTGACCTGTTGTACCAGAAGTGCCATTTGCTTGTAATGGTTTACCAGTAGGGATGTTCAGACCTTCCTTAATTTCAATCGGTGCATTATCAAGATAGTTAGCGATCTGATTCGCAAGAATTTTTGACATACTTCCAGTCCTGAAGACAGTTTCCCTGAGCTAGAAGTATTTATAAAATGGTAAGCGGAGTATCGGATTCGAACCGACGACATCTAACTTGGAAGGATAGCGTTCTACCTGACTGAACTAACTCCGCAGGAAATGGGAGAGGTCAATCTCCCAGGACACATGCACGTCACTCATTTTTTATTCAGTTGAGAAATGAGAAATCAACTCACACGTTTCGGGTCATTTGGCACCACCACTTACTCTTTGACTGGAAGCAAGAAACCAGGCGGGAGAGATTCCCATCCGCACCAACTGCCCTTGAAAGAGAGGCAGTAAACTCTCAGGGGTCTAAAGACCATCCCGACCAGAGCGAGTTTTTAGTCTTCTCGGGACTTGTAATCACCAAACGAGATTACATCAGGACTGTTAGTATTGACACTAATGTTTCCACCAAAGTCAATGTTGTCCATTGCATCTAGATCTCCACCAGGACGGTTGAGATAATCAGATGTAAGATTGAAGTTGTATTCACTCCAGTCTTTTGCCCACTGTGTTTTATTGTCTGTGAAACGAATAGTGTTAGAAACTTTCTTTCGCAGACCACTAGTTTGATTTAGAAGATCAAACAACTCACTCAACCAATGATCATCACCCTCAGCGAGAGCATTGATGAGTGCTTGACGGACTGCCTCTTCAGCAGTCTCTAGATGGGATGTAATACTCATAAAAACTCACCAAGTAATTTTTCTTGTTCTTCAATTGACAGCGATGTAAAGAGTTTCCATGCTGCATTTTTTTGTGCTGTGCTTTTTGCTTTATGACAATTATGACACAGAACTTGTATATTGTCAATCTGGTTTAGAAGAGTTCCTTTACCAATTGAAAGGAAAGATTGTTTGCTAATCTTGAGAGCAGGATTGATATGGTCAAACTCTAAGCTTTCCTGTGATCCACACTTACAGCATTTACATCCACATTGTTCGTAGATGATCTGTCTGTTTCTCTCTCGCTTTGCTTCTTGCTTTTGTTTAGCAAGATGTGGGTTCTTAGCATAATGCTGTCGTTCCCACGCTAGCTTATCTTCCTTATTTTTATATGCCATGGTTTGGATCAGGGTTATATTTATTTATAACCCCAGATCTTCAATCATACTTGCGGTAAGATGGAACACCCTCAGGATCGAGCCACTTAGAATACTCGGGGTCTTCTAAGCATACATCAAGTTGCATCTGGTTGTCAAGCAAATACATGTCAGTATAACGCTTGGTCCATTCGTTGAACTTTTGGATACGGTAGTCAGGTTTGCCGTTGATCTCTAGGAGACCGCACTGGACATAACGATAGGGGGAACGCTCAAGAATTACAGTCGGTTTCATGTGTCTCCTGATTACCTTGTAATTCTAGCACACCCTCTTGGTCTTGTGAAGGGTATGTGCCAGTTTCAGAATTGGACTTCTGGACTTCTCTAGTAGTCCAATATGCCAGAGCCATCAAACCAAAGTAAAACAAAGTGTCATCAATCATCACAAGGAAGAAGATGATGCTACCACCATAGCGTAACCAGTCAGGCAATCTATCGGTGAGTTTTTCAATAGATGGACGAACTCTCTTCTCAAACTTGAAGTATAGAATTGCTCCAAGTGTTACTGTAATCTCACTTACAGGAACAATAAAATAGAGAGACAGGATGATAAAGATAGGCCAATACTGTCTCTCTGGAATACGCTTCAGATATGAAATGTAAAGATCAATCCATCCCTTACGGGTTCTTGGTCTGTTTTTCCACTTGCGTTTCAGTGATCTAAGAAGCGTCATCGTGATCCCAAAGATAATTATATTCTTCACCTGCTGGGACTGCTACAACAGCAGTACCATCAGCACGTCTAATTAGGAACTCCTCTTTTTCATTTTCGATTCGTTCCATGTAGTCATCAAAGTTTTTTTCAAACTCAAGTTCAGTTACTTCAGTCATGGCACACAACAAATTTCTTTTTCTTGCATATAACGGATAGAATCTTGACAACCTCCTAAATGGAGATCACCAAGAACAATTTGAGGGAACGTAGCACCTTCACCAAACTCTGCGTAGAATTCGTCCCTCGTGAAGTCTCTACCCAATTCATATACTACATGCTGAAGTTCTTCGTGTTCTACAATTGCCACAAACTTTTCGCAGTAAGGGCATCCTGGTTTTGAGTAGATGGTAAATGCCATAGTTGTGATAGGAAAATAATATATATTTCACAAGTCGGGCATATAAGATTTGAACTTATGACCTTTCCGCCCCAAACGGAACGCGCTACCAAACTGCGCTAATGCCCGAG